CCTTACTACTAAACTGGACTACTTCTTTCCAACGCTGGAGGTATTCTGTGGCACGAATTGAAAGAGCAGATAAATCAGAATTAAGACGAATAGATTCAGCAGAAGTAGAAGAGCCACTTAACACAACAGCATTGCCAGTAGCTTGAGACTGAACTGTTAGCCCTTGAGTCGTCTTTAACAATGAATTAGAAGGGGCATCAGAACGATAAGTAGATGGAAGGAGCGCTACCGAACCATATTGAGAACTAGGAAGCATACCCATGAAATAGTCCTTAGGATAATTCGCATAGCGCAACTGAACCATATCAGTAACCAATCCAATATTACCAGCTCCGGACCAATAGTCTACATTATAGGCGTAAGCTTTGTGCTTTTCCCATTGGTTGTTGCTGAAAAAATCATAATAAATCTTTTGATAAGCAAGAAACGGAAGAGCATTAACTGTCTGCGAACTCTGATAAACCAAAGGGTTATCAGCATCACCAAGGGCATCAACACCTAAATATTTCTTAGTAATAGCAGCCTTACCTGTATTTTTAGAATCAATCATAGAACCATAGCCAAGTAAATCAAGCAACTTACAAGAACCATAGACAATAGGAAGACCTGCATCGTCACGGGTATTAGGCTGGTCACCAGCATTAGCCGTCTGAAGGAACACACTAAAAACGCTCTGAGTAACATTAGGTACAGAAGTAAGTGTAGACGTATTTGCGGTAGAACTAGCTGCACTAGTCATATAGTCCGTCATCTGCGTAAATGCCTGTGGAAGAGAACGAGAAATCAAACGTAACGGCACAGCGTAGAAGTCATAATACTCCTTAATACGAGTATAAGCAGCCGTATTAACCGGAACAGTACGGGTGAACCAGTCAGAGGAAATACGATACTTCGTATCGGGAATAGCAATCTGCCAATAGCAAGGAAGAATTTCACCAACTTTGGCTGTAAACAATTTTTTCGAGCTCAAGTCGAAAGAAGACCGATGGGTAGGAATCTTAGCTCGGTCTAAAGGATTAAAATCACTCATAATTAATTAATATTTAAATTAAACCATACGGTTGAAAATATTATTAGCATCATTAAGCTTCTTATGCTTAATCATATCACGACAGAAGGTAGCAGCACGGAAATCAAGACACTTTTGTAAGTCGCTACTTTGCCCACTATCATAGGCACTTCTTGTATCGGGCTTCGCGGATTTGATGTAATTACAAGCCGCGAGAGGTGGGATTCTGGGGTCATCAAACGGAACTCGTATTTGTTCTTTAACGGGACGAATAAATCCGTCGGCATATTCTCCGTCCTCACCGATACCAATGGTTGCCATTTCGCATCCTTCGGCTGGTAAATAGAAATACCGAAGCATAGGGGCTGGCAAAGTCTGTTGTATTCGCAACGAATCACACATTCGTATATAATCCGTTTTCTTCTCATATTCTATACCTGTTTTAATGATAAACATAATACGACCGGAGTAAGCACTAATATCAGAACCGAAGAGAGGCAAATGCCAATTGCGGAAGAATTTATGGACATATAAGAACAACCGATATAACTTATTAATATAAGATTCAATATCGACATCACTAGAACAGTTAACAAACCTAGTAAGACACCGAGAAGCATGTAATATAATCTTGTCATCATCAGTAAGAATATTTTGAACTTTAAGATACTGATAGTAAGTACGAACAAGACTCAAGACCGAATCTTGCTTGTAATCGACAAATCCGAATCTCGCAATTCTCTTTGGCGTTGAATGTACAGCGCAAAGAATTCGAGCAATCGCAACAACATCGTTATTGCGAGCAGACGAGAATCGGGGGAGTAAGGTACGGATATATGACAGGGGCGGAGTTGACCGAACACTGATACCATTGAAGTTATAGACTCGTCCGTTAACGACAGAATCGATTTTTTGTTCAATTTGCGCATAAGGATCATCGTTTTCCACGAAATCGCAACCTTTTTCAAAGAATCCGACAGATGCTCGCGACCTGGGCTTAAACGCGTGGCATGAGCGATATAAGAGGGGAGCAGAGCACAAGCTGTTAACGTAACTCGCAACGTACGAACCAGCTCCACCAGCGGAACGTTGGAAATCTGAACGACCGAGCCTCCAACTCTTATCGTGACAGTATCGTAAAACCTTGGAGACTTCTTCCGAGTTTGTGAATAATAAGAGATGATAATGCGGGCGGAAATGCACGGGTCCGTACTCACCCACAGCGTAGAAATGTAACGTTTCATAAGAGCCTAATTGTTGGAATAAATGTTTACGTAAGCGCTTAATATAATTCTGAACATCAACATAGTTCAGGAAGGGAATAAGATTATCACGACCGTATTGCGGAGAAACGGGATAATCCGTTTTTTCAACGGCTTGCGTCTTAGTGATAAAACTACGAATAGCATCCATACTAAGGAACCAATTGTCCTTAATAGGAACATATTCCTTAATTTCGCGGTCATACGGAACAGTACCCTGTACTTGTTCGAAAAAAATATGACGCAACACGGAGTTATCATCACATTGATACTCAGAAACAGGGATATATTTATGATATTCATCACCGAAATGGATATCTCCTGAGATACCTACAACATCCTCATATTCACTATGAAGAACCTTGCAATTCATAAGAGGAATATGCTCGTTGTCATACGTAAGAGTTACAAAATAAGAATACTTAAAAGCACTTCCAGCGGTCTTCACACGCATGGACGCTTTCTGAGCACGCTTATGGATGCAATAATCGCATTGACCACAATCCACGGCAATACGTGCACCGGTGTAACGATTAGTAATGAACGAACGATGCTGACAACAGGCAGCCGCTTTCAGTAAATCAGGAGAAAATTTCATGATTATTTACGTTTGTCTATCACCTGCTGACGATTACGAGAGCAGAATGAAACATGAATAAATGTCGGATATATAATAAGCTGGTCAAATGGCGAAACATTATCCGAAAAGATATGAATCATTTCAAGCAACTTACTAAATGTAGTAGAGCCATAAGGCTTAAGATCAATAGCTTCGCCTACAAGGTGCTGAGAGTTCGGAGAACCATTACAAGCCTTATTCTGTTCGGGAGTACGGCGAGCGCTAGTTATCGTAAAATGTACATTAGAATACAACAAGTACTCAAGAAAATGCATAAGAGTATAATTCATAATCCAATAGCATTAAGAACATAACCTAGAGCAGCGGAAACGGCACCAATTACAATTTTCCAAATATTATTACTTTTCATCACTTTGAGTTTTAAGTTCAACAAAATCATTTTCTTCTTTAATCGAATCCACAACAACAATAAGGCCCAACGGAGAAACTCGCTCAGAATAATTTCCAAGACCATCGAGAGAATTGATAATATAAGGCGAAATAACATCACGACCGGTGTTTTTGTCTTTAACTGAGATAATAAATTTCTGCATAATTGTAATAATTTTAAAAGGTTAATAATAGTTGTAACTTCTAACTGGGGCAAATATACAAACTATTTTCATAATTACAAAAGAAAACTGTTTTTTTTAGATTCTACCGTAGAGTGTGAGTTGTGCGTTTATGGACAAGAAATGGAGAATTCGAGAGGATAACTCGAATTTGCTTTCGCACACAACTAGGGGCTTCGCTTAATTAACAAGTGGATGTATACAAGGGTGTATAGGCACGGCAAGGCAGAAACTGTCTTGCCTTTGCGCGCCGGCGCGCTAAAATACCGGAGCGGGGCGCTCCTATAAGGAAGTCGCTCCGCTCCGTTTTTCGAACAGGCCCTACGCGGGCGGCGGGTGTATATCGCTCAGACGCCGCGATAGGCTTCTAGTCCTGAAGTATGTTATCGGCCAAAACCCTTCACAGATATAGGTTTAAGAGGAAATGCTCTATTATAGGTACCAACAGCATTGCCACTACCGGAAACAATAGCACCAAGACCATGCGAAACAGATTCCCAATAATGAGTACGACCTTGTTTACGAGCCAAGTCCGCACCATATTCGGCAGCTTTCTGATTCGCCATAGAAGTGTTATACTCCGTATGCTTACGAAGCTTAACATTTTCATAGTCGTACGTATTATCACGATACTGCAATTCATTGGAAGCATTAGCAGCCTTAACCAGAGAATCAGCCGTCTCAGAAGCTATACGATTGTCAATTTTCTTACCAGAAGCCTCAGCAGAAGTAAGAATAGCACGCTGAATTTCAGTCTGGATCTGCTTCTCAGTAAGAGCACCTTGAGTCTGAAGATTAACCAAAGTTTGCGCTTTAATAAACAGATCAGCCTGTTGATTCTGGTCCATATATTTATTCATAACACGTTGAGCCTCAGAATTAAGCAAAATCTGTGTTTCTTGAGCAGCAGATATACGTTCAGCAAACTGGGCATTTTTTAGATTTTGGGCCTCAGTAGACTGGTCTAAAGCAGCAGATATACGGCCTGTTTCCTTATTCCAGTAGCCAGAAGAGCCAATAGCTAGATTCTTCCAGTTAGTAAGACCTCTATAATAATCAGACAAAAGAGGAGTTACCGTATCAGTCTGACGTGCATGAGCGCCTGATTCACCAGCAGAAGCCTCAGAAGCCTTAGCTTGAGCAAGGGAAGCAAGAGACTGGAACACGCTAGAAAAATTAGGCTTATAAGCCTGCATACTAGGAACAGGAGCGGCAGTAGCAGCAGCTCCGCCTGAAGCGGGAGCCTTAGAGCCAGCCATAGCAGCAGAACCTTGGACAAACGGATTCAAACCACGAGAAATCATAGCGCTAGGAGAGTTGTAGGCATTATTCATACCCCACATCTGTTGCTGCCAATCACGTTGAATTTGCGCCTGTTCTGCATTAAACGCGTTCTGTTCACGCATCATACGGAGATTAACCTTATTCTGGTGATTCTGATTAACCATACCGACAACATTGTCGGTAAGGTTTGCAGCCGAGGAAGCTATAGCATCAAATAATCCCATTATTCAGGAGAGGCAGATGCGGAATCCGGAGACGGCGCTGCCTTTTGCTCTGCCAACATAGATTCGGCATAAGCCGATAGTTCAGACTTCTCACGAGACAACTGCTGCAGAACAGCCTGACGTTCAGACATAGTCTGACAATGACGGGAGACAACACAATCAAAACGTTCTTCATCAGTCATACCATCCATTACAGTAGACTGAGTAGGATGCATTTGAGCAAGAATATTCTGAACATTCATATCACCAAGTAACCGGCGATATTTTTCCTGATTCAGCAAAATCTGCGTCATATCACATTGAATCAAGTCACCATCAAGAGATTCGTCATACATAACTGTATCATATACAGACTGTTGATAACACGGATTATCCTCAATCAACTCGGGAACAACCTCATTTTTAATATAATCGGGGTTTTTATAAGCAAAATTTCTCATAACAATACAAATTAATAAGGTAAACCATTTCTATCCAAGTTCTGTACGGCATATACTTGGAAATTAACGTTACACAATAACTGGTCAAATGCGACAGAGCAGTTAGCAGCATCAACTTGAGGAACGAATATAGAATTCAGCTGTTGAGGACGGACTTTCATAGACTGGTAAGACCAAGCACCGGAAGAAGTCAATACCTGCCAGCCATCAAGAGGAGCAGACCAAGACTGATAAGCAGCACCAGCACGGAATCCAGCATGAACGGTATCAATATTAGATTTCCATTGCCAATAACGGAGGTTATAACCAAGAGAACCGGAAACATTACGGCCGGGATTATTCTGAAGATTAAGAGCAGGAACAGCCTGCATACCAAGTTGGTCAAAAGCAGGTTGCGGGAAGTCAGAGATAGCAGTCACGGTCAGTTGAGGATTTTGGCCGGTCAGATTCCAATCCAGCATAGGTACAGCGTGATATACGCACATAATTACCTGATGTTCAGCGCCACAGTCATAAGTAATAGTATGTCCGGAATTACTAGATACACCTTTACCAGCAATAGAAGCCTGAGAAGAATCAGAATCAAGATTAGTATTAACTACCTCATTAATGTTGATAACACTGGACCAACCACCAATATAATGTGCATGATTGCCCATGTACTCGGGGGCTTTAATACCGAATTGAGCAGCCATTTGGTCTGAATAGTCCTTACTACTAAACTGGACTACTTCTTTCCAACGCTGGAGGTATTCTGTGGCACG